ATGTCGAGCAGGCCGCGCTCGGCCTCGACCAGGTCGCGGCCTTCTACTTGTCCGAGGATGGCGTCGATGGTCGAAATTTGTTCGTCGCGCTCGACGCGCAGACGATCGAGAACAGGATTAGGCATGGCAGACCTCGCGTGTTTGATGGTGCAGGTCGCGCCTAAATGCGAACGGTCGACTGCCGGCTGCCCGGTGACCGTCGAGCCGTGCCCGGTGGGCGGCGGCGAGGTCGGCCGGTGCGACGGGTCGGTCGCGGTTTAGTGCTGCGTCGACCGTAACCGGTCGAGGTCGGCACGCCAAGCATCTAACGCCGGCGTCTCGACCGGGACCGCGGCGCGTGCGGCCGGATCGAACGCCGAGCGGACCATGGTGACCTCGGCACCGACGTAGGCCGGTGTCGGTGTGAGGCTGACCTCGACCAGCCGGGACTCTTCGCGGGTCAACCAGTCTTTGTGATCGGGACCGAGATCCGGCGCCCAGGTCTGCGCCTGCTGCGTGATCTGGGACCGGATCGGCTGAAAACCGACCGAGAGTGAGAGTCCACCGTCGGCGGCTTCGCGTGCGGCGCGCTGCGCGTCGGCCGAGTCGGACAGCCGCCAAACGCCGCGTAGGCCGTCATCCTCATGCGCCCAGGTTTCGGCCCGGCCGATCGGGAACGCAGCCCGGTCATGGAACATGAGCAGCGGCAGATTCTTGCCGGCTTCCTTCGTCGACTTCGCGAAAGATCGTGGCGCGTGCCGTTCCATGAAGAGGCCGAGGTCGGCCCAGACGTCATAGGGCACGGCTCGGCCTTCCAGATACCGGTAACGGCCGGCACCGACGGCCTGCGTCTCTCTGAGCTGCAGCAGCGTCGAGTAGGTGCGCTGCTCGGTCGCCTCGACGGTCATTGCGGACCTCCCGGCTCGGCTGCGTTTGGATCGGCCGGCACGGCCGGCTCGGGTGACGGTTCGGTGTCGGCGCCGGTGCCGATCGCGCCGGCCATGTCCGGCGGCAGACCTATCTCGACGCGCGCCTCGGCGAGCGTCATGAGCCCGGCGTTGTAGGCGGCGACGGCCGCGGTTGTCGACGTCGCGAGGTCTTCGCGCAAGAGTTGCGAACGCCGAAACCGGATCGAGGTGCCGCGCGGCTGCCACGCGTCCGACCAGACGTCCTCAAAGTCGGCGAGGATCGGCTCTAACGATGTTCTGAGGACCTGCTGGTATTGCGGCCCGGCGGTCCGATACGTCATGCCCGCGACCGGTGCGCCGAGCCAGTAGCCGTCGAGGTTGAACATGTTGGCAACGTCGAGCAGTGACAGCCGGCGCGCTTCGGCGAGCTGCGTATCGGTCGGCGACCAGGCGAGCGGAATGACTTGCGTACCGGCCGGCAGGAATACCGGCTCTCGTTGCGGCCCGGCGAACTTTTGCGACCAGCGTTGTTTCGCGTCATCGGCGATGGTCTGGTCGATCTGCGCCTGCGGGACGACGACCGCGACCGACGGGACCGCGCCGCCGGCGAGCGCGCCGCGCTCATATTCCTCTTCCATCGCGACGCGGTCGAGGGTCGAGAGGTATTCCTCGACAACGCCCACACCGCGCACCGGGTAGAGCCGGTCGGCGCCGCGCCGGACATGGATGACGTCCTGCTGCGGCAGCGTCTGTCCCAGGTAGGTGTAGGTGATTGCGTTCTCGGCCCATGGCTGCCAGATGATGTAAACCCAGGTTGACGGCAGCCAGACGACGGACAGCGGCCAGCCGTCGAAACCGCGTGACGTGACCAGACTGATCGCGTTGCCGGACAGCAGGTAGTCCTCGACGTTGACCTGCACAAACCATGAGCCGGCACGCGTGGGGTCCGGCCGCTGGCAGATGCGCGGCGTCGGCGCGATCCGCGTGAACGCCCGGTAGGCGTCGATCGGCATCTGTTTGACCAGGCCGCCAAACAATTGCAGAGCCCGGCCGACGGCCGGCACGCGTCGCGCCGACGTCGCGTCATAAACGTAGGGGCCGGGCACGCCGAATTGGCTGACGCCCGGCGGCGGGAGCATCGTGCCGCCATCGCGAGCTAACACTGCGCGCCGGGCCGGTGCCGCGACCATCACGCGCGCGACCTTAGACCGCTGCTCGCGGCCGGACTGTCACCAGACGCGGAACCGGCCGAGGTCGGCCGGCGCATGGTCATAGGCCCAGAGCGCGCAGGTCGCGGCCGTGAGCGGCGAGATACTGACCGACGACTGCCGCCGGCCCCAGGCCCACGCGTCGCCGAGCGTGCGCCGCGCGGCCGAGCTCGCGGCCGCGTCGAGCTGCGCATGCGGCCGGACGCGCACGGCCGGCGGATCGGCGCAGAGCGCGTCGAGCAGGCCGGCGCAGGCGGCGGCGTACTCGCGCGCTTTCAGGTCAGTGAGGGTGAAGCCGGCGCGGGTGAGGACGTCGGCGACGTCGAGCGCCGGCCCGGCCGCGTCATAGCCGATTGCCTTCGGCTGCCATCTGTCGACCAGCTCGGCGAGCCGGCCGGGCAGCCACGCGACGCCGGGCTGCGTATCGGCGACCTCGATGAGTGCGCCGGCACCGTCGCGCCAGGCCGCGACGATTGACGCGTCGGACCGGTCGACCGCGACGTCGAAGCCGAGCGCAACCTGGCCGGCGTCGGGCAGCGCGAGCTCGGGGTCGGCGGCGGCCCGCCAGGCGGCGAGCGGGATGACGCGCGCGACCGTCGATGTCCACCGGTTTCCATACGCGCGCGCGAATTCGTCCGGGCCGAGCAGGTCGAGCGCGGCGTGCATGGCCGGGTCGCCGATCGTGCGACCATGCGCCGGGTGATACTGCGGCCAGCTCGCGGGGTCGATCGGGTCGAGACCGTCCGGGCAGGACCACTCAAAGTAGGCGACGCCGTCGCGCCGGTCCGCGAGCGCGGCCGCTCTGCCCTGCTCGACGGTGCCGAGCCACCAGGTCGAGGTTGCGTCACCAGCCGTCGAAAATTTCAGGACCTGCGCGTTTTCGCGGGTCGCCTGCGTCGGCACTATCGCTTGGTCGAGCTGCTGACCGCGGACAAAGTCGAGCGACCAGCACTCATCGACGACGACCAGGTCGGAGACCTTGGAGTGCAGCCCGGCCGGTGTCGGCGGGAACGGTCGGATCAGGCCGGCGGTCGGCGCCCACTTGATGTGCTCCGAACCGGCCGCGAGGCGCAGGTGCGCGACCTCACCAAAATCGCCGAGCAGCGGCCAATGCTCATTGACCAGCCAGTCGACCGCGTCCTTGCCGGTCTGCATCGTGAACCAGACCCGCGCCCTCTTCACCAGCAGCCCGCGATGATCCATGACCGCGCCGAACAACGTCGTCTTGCCGGACTGGCGCGGGACCGTCACCGCGATCAGCTTGTAGGCGAACAGGCCGGCCGCGTCGACCTCAAAACCGACGTCGGCGACGTACTGCTGCCAAGGCATGAGCGGCCGGCCTTGCGCGGCGGCGACCTTGCCGATCGCGCCGCCATAGGTCTGACGGTCAGGACTGCGGGAGGTCGCTAGCGCCGGCGCCGGGCCGAGTGATGTCGGCCAGCCAGACATCGAACGCGTCGACGGTGCGAGCGATAGGACCACCGGTCAAGCCTGCCGCGCGGCGCAGGTCCAGATAGACCGCGTTCCCTCGGCTGACCGCGTCCGGGTCCCGCGCGAGCTCGGCGACATCGACCGCGCGCGCCTGGGAACGCAGCGCGGCCCGTTCCGCGGCACCGATCTCCGGCCGGCCGGCCAGCTCCCGATCGAGTCCGGCCTCGACGCGGCCTCGCCGGCGCCGTTCACTGCCGACCATGGCTGACCTCGACCTCGACCAGCTCGATCAGCAGGAAAATGGCGACTGCGTACGGGATGCTGCAGCCGCTCGCACCAAAAACGCGCATATGCACAGAGTCGCGCGCGGTCGGCTTGGCCACGCGCACCGGGTACCTACCATCCTCGGCGCGCCGCGCGAATTTCTGCGTGCGTGGCAGGCCGGGCATGGGTCAGGTCTTGCGCGGTGTGCGCGTGCTGGGATGCTGCGGTGACATGGTCCGCCGGGTGCCATGCGCCGAGGTCGTGGTCGCGTCGACCTTGCCGCGCACGGTCGGCAACGGCTGACGTTTGGCGGCGGCCTGGTAGGCGGACGGTGTCAGCTCGGTCAGCCGGTTCGCGACGCGTGTACCGCGGTTGTAGGCGATGACGACGTCCTGCGCGATCGAGGCGAGCGACCGTTGGGGGGTGACGTCTTTGGCGATCCATTGCGCGGGCGATCGGGTCGAGAGTGCGGCGGCAAGGTGAGCGTCATCGAGGGTGCCGTTATGTGCAGCGCAGACGGTCATGACCAGTTTGAGGCAGTTCATCGAGAGGCCGGCGGAGGTCCAATCCCAGGCCGTGCCGCAGATGGTGAGGACGCGCTCTAGGCCAGGTCCGGTCATCCGGTCCCAGACGGTGTAGATGGTCCCGATGGCGGACAGTCGGCGGCGGTCTCCGGCTCTGGATTGTGAGGCGAGCGTCAGGTCGAGGAAACGCAGCCGTTTGTCGATGTCGACCGCGCGGGATTCCAGCGCGGCGACGTTTGCGTTGTGGCGGTCGAGTGCGTGCAGGTTGCGGCGGTCCTGCAGGTTGCGTGACAGCTCGGCCGCGCGTGCCGGCGAGAGACCTTCATACAGCAGGCATGAGACTTGCGAGTCGTTGTAGCCGACCAGCCGGCACGCCTGGCACCGATGTTGACCGTCGAGGATGACGTAGCGGCCGTGCATGACCGGTAGGTCAGGCCGATGCCAGATGCAGAGCGTGCCGATGGCGTCGGCGTCGAAGTCTGCTGCGTATCGGCGCGCGTCAGATTCGCGGATGGCGCGACCCCAGGCCGGCGGCGCCATCTCCATGTCGCGTATCCAGACCCAGCCGAACGTTTGCCGGCACGGTATGTGCTGCGCTTTCGTCATGTCTCGTCTCCTTGCCTGGTCAGAGCCGATAGGTGTCGGTCGGTGGAAGTCGGCTGTTTGTGCGGGCGGCGCCGCGTGCGCTGTTGCAGTGTCGGCAAGCGGCGCGCAGGTTGGTCGGCGCGTAGATCTCGCCTCCGTCGGCGCGGGCGATGATGTGGTCGACCTCGGTGCCGATGTGGGTGCAGCCGGCGTCGCGTATCTGACACTGGTGCCGGTCGCGGTCGAGGACCCAGAGCCGCAGCCGCCGGTAGGCCGGTGAGCGCAGACGCGGGTCTGAGGTCGTCATAGGCGGCCGTGAGTGTCGATGACGACCTCGGCGGCCGACCAGTCGCACGGCATGCCGGCGGCGATGTAGAGCGCATGCAGCAGGTCGTCGCGGGCGATCATGCGGGCGAGGATGTCGGCGCCGGTCGGATTGTCGAGCAGCTCATCGACCGCGCCGAGGTAGGCGCGGACCAGGCCGAGTAGTTCGCCGGCGCCGAGGTCGTCGTCGAGGTCGGCGACGATTCGGCGCATACGGTCGCGGGTCGATTCTGAGAGGCCGGCCCAATTGCCGAGCGTGCCGGCGTAGGTCTGCTGCCAGAGCTGCCGGGCAGCGCGGTCTCTCACTGGTCTCGGTCGAGGTCGGTCGCGGCGAGCGCGGCGCGCATGCCGTCGAGGCCGCGCTGCGCCTTCGCCCGTGCGAGGTCGTCGAGCGGCGCGGTGTCGCCGGAGCCGCCGGCCTGGTAGTAACGGCGCGCGGTCGCGTCACGCGGTGTCGGCGCGTCACGCGCGTCACGCGCGTCACGCGTTACGTTCGCGTCACGCGTAACGCCAGCGTCACCCAGGGGGTCCGTTACAGGGGGAATCCCCCCTAAAGGGGATTCCCCTGTAACGCCCTGGTGACGCGCCGAATCTGACCAGGAATTTTCCTCGGCCCAGCGTGACATCGCGTCACCATTCTGTGACGCGCCGTAACGCTCGCGTGACGCGTCATCGTGACGCGATGTAACGCCGGTCCGGCGCTCGCGGTAGCGCCTTTGCCGCTGCCGGCCGAGCGCGCGGCGCCGGTCTTCGTCGTCGTCGACGATCAGCGCCCAGACGTCCGCGCCGAGCTGGGACCAGTCGCCGAGGTCGAGCGCGGCGCGTACTTGCGCGTCTGGGTCGGTGCCGGCCGGGCAGACGATGACCAGCGCGACGGTCATGGCAGGACCTCGATGCGCGGATGCCGGGCTGCGTCGGCGTGCCGTTCGGCGGCGGCGTAGGCGGTCGAGCGCAGGCCGCAGACCGAGCAGCGCCACCGGTGCGAGGTCGCCGGCCCGGTGCCCGGTGATGTGGTCAGCCGGGCCGGCGTCGCCGACCGCGCTAGTCGCGGCCGGTCGAGCTCGCGCGCGAGCGCAGTGAGCGCAGCCCGGCGCATCTTCGGGGTCATGTCGGCGAGCATCATGATGCGTCTCCGAGCAGCCGGGCCGGCGCGCAGGCTTCCAGGTATTTCGCGAGGTCGATGCCGCCGTAGATGGTCGCGAGCGGCTCATCGCCGGCCCAGAGGATGAGCGCGCCATCCTCGGCGCGCCGGTGGGTCCACGGTCCGGCCGGTATCTCGGCCGCGAGCTCGGCGAGCCGAAACGCGGACGGGTCATGCGGCCGGAACGCGAACGCGAGCCGGCGCTCGACCTCCGGGTCATCCTCACTGTTCCAGGTGTAGCGGTCGCGGGCTGACGCGCACGGTCCGCAGTAGATGTCGCCGGGCATGGCGGAGAGGCCGCAGCCGGCCGCGCAGGCCGTCATCGCGGCACCTTGCGCACCGTCGCCGGCGGCGAAACGATCGCGACGCGCCAGCTCGGCCACCGGTCGCGCCGAGGTCGCGCCGAAAGCCAGACCAGCCACCGGCGCATCACTGGTCGCCGGTCCCGAGGTCGAGCGCCTCCTGCGCGAGGTCCTCTGGTGGCGGTGTCGATTCCAGGTAGTCGAGCAGCCGGTCGGCTTCGGCTCGCGTGAGGTCTTTTGAGCCGGTCAGGTCGGTCCGGCCGATGACCTCGCGGGTGAGTGTCAGCCGTTCGGGCCGGTCGTCGATGCCGCGCGCGCGGAAGAGTGCATACATGCGGCGAGACTGCGCGGCCGTGATCGGCTCGACCTCGACCTCGGCGTCGACCTCGCCGGGCAGAGGCGGCAGCGGCGGACCGTCCGGGGGGACTTCCATGTGCGCCGGCGCCGCTGCCGCCGGCGGCACGGTAGCCGGTGTGCGCCGGCGCCGTTTTTGGGTGGCGGACGCCGGCGCCGACCTCCCGAGCGCGTCGACGTCCGCCACTACCGGCGCGTCCTCGGCTTCCTCTATCGCCCCCAGGCCGCCGACCGCGTCGGCGAACGCAGCGCGGACCAGCTCGGCCGACGCGCGCGCGGACAACATCTGGCGCGGGTAGCTGCGCCAATTCGGTTTCCCGTCGAGGCGAGCGCGGCGCGCGTCATCCATGGTCCAGGTGATCCGGATGATCTCATCGGTGCCGGCCCGGCGTCCGCACCAGGTCACGCGCGTATTGGTCGCGTCCTCGATCCAGAGCTGGTGACCGGCGGCGAGGACCAGCGCCCGTTGCGCTTCGGCGGCGACAAACGGCCGGCCCTCGATGACCGCAATTTTCGCGAGGGACTGCATCGGTCCGAGGCCGACCTCGTCGCCGTAGAGGATCGCGGCGGAGATGGCGGCCGGATTGTTTCGCATGGCGCGCGGGACAAAATCGGTCGCGGCTATCGCCTTCGCGAGCTCGACTGCCGGTGCCATGAGGTCGACCCAGGAACGGCGCGCCGGCATCGGGTCATAGACCTCCGGGGTGATGCGGGCGAGCGTCATTCGACCTCCGGTCCCATGAGAACGACCGCGACGTCGGTGTCGCGGTTCGGGTCATCGACGGTGATGTACCAGTGACGACCGGCCGCGCTCTGCGCGATTGACCATTCGCCGTCGGCTTCGCCGGCGAAGCCGTCATCTTCGGGCAGCAGCGCATATTCCGATTCCAGCTCCCCATCGACGTAACGGCGGACGCGCAGCGCGCGCGGGTCCCAGGTCATGCGCCGAGCCTTTCCTGCCAGTAGAGGTCGAGCGCCTCATCGGGTGAGAGCGGCTCGCCGACAGTGTCGATGCGCGGCCGGCCGCGGAAGTGTGCGACCTGCTGCGCGTAGAGGAACACGCGGAAGGTCTCATCGGAGATGTCGACCGGGAAGACGTCATAGCCGTCGGCGCGCAGATGTACCGCGGCCGCGCCGGCGACGGCCGGCATCGGGATCTCGGCGCCGTCGCCGTCGAGCATCGAGGTCGCGTGCGCGTAGGCGGCGAGCTGCAGCGCGGCCTCCGGCCAGACACCGGACGCCGACGTCTTCCAGTCGAGCAGCCACAATGCCGGCGTCGTGCCGAACCGGGCGAGCAGGTCGAGCGTGCCGGCGTATCGGTACTGCCGATTGATGACGGTCGCCTCGACCGCGACCTCGACGACGGTCCAGTCGGCCAGGAACGCCAGACACTGGTCGACATGCGCGACGTAGGCGTCGGGGACCTCGACGGTCTCGCCGGCGATGAGCTGCTCGGCGTAGCTGTGGACCTTCGTGCCGCGCACCTTCGCGGCGTTCCACTTCTCAAAGCGGCCTTTTTCGATCTTGCGTAGCCGTTTCGCGAGGTCGAGGTCGGCCAGGTCGGTCCAGTGATTGACCGCGTAGTCAGCCGTCTCGCGTGCGGCCGCGTCGATCAGCGCCGGTTTCGGGACTCCGTCGCCGATGACGGTCGTAACGCCGTCGGCCGGTTCGCCGTCGATCAGGTAGGAGTGTCCGGCGCCATGATTGATGCGCCTGGTCGAGCCAGCCATGCCGGCGGCTCATCCAGCGTCGGCGTCGGCGACCAGGAATAGCTCGGCAAGCGGCCGTTTCGGAATGCGGTACAGGCGGCCGACGCGGACGTAGGGCAGTTGCCCGGCCGCGAGCATACGGTAAATGACACTCGGGTGGACGTCGACCTCGGCGGCGAGCGTGTCGACGGTGTAGTAGGACTTACCGTCTCGGGGGGGGGGGGCGGCGGACTTGCTCGGCATTGCGCGACCTCCCAAGGTCGAGCGCCGGCTGCGGCCGCTGCGCCCCGCGCGTCGCGCCGGCAGCCAGGAAAGCGATCTAGTGCCGACCGAGCGTAGGTGAATCTGCCGCAGTCGACTAGAGGGAATCGCGCCGCTCGGCCGGTCCGCGCGAGGTAATGCCAGGTCCCGACGAAACACTGTCCGATAGGGCAGGCGCGCGAGTGAGACCCGCGAGGACCGACTGCATCGCGTCGGCGGCGCTGCGCTGCAGGTCCGGTTTCACCTTCGCGTAAAAGTCAGCGGTGATCGCGTAGGCGGCATGCCCGAGCGTCTGGGAGACGACCTCTAGCCGGACGTCGTGATTGAGCATGAGGGTCGCGGCGGTGTGACGCATGGCGTGGAACCGGCGCCGGCCGATACCGGCCGCTTTCGTGTGCCGGTGCCACCAGCGCAGCGCGTTACGGCCGTCAATCTCGGTGCCGATCGAGGTCGCGAAGATGAGGCCGGCGTCTTCCCAGATGAGCGCGGCGGCGCGCTCGGTGAGCTGCCGGGACCGGTGGGCGCGCAGTGAGGCGACGACGTCCTCAGGTAGGCCGATGATGCGGCCGGTGCCGGCCTTCGTCTTCGCCTTGCGGACGCGGAGCGCGCCGACGTCGAGGTCGACGTCGTCCCAGCGCAGCCGCAGCGCCTCGCCTCGCCGTAGGCCGGTCGCGAGGACCAGTACCGCGAGTGTTTCCAGCCGGTCGCCGGCGACCTGGTCGAGGACCT